ATTCCGCTTATCGACAACATCGACGCATACGTGAAGATCATCAAAGAAACATCGAATCTTCGGCGTATTGCGGTTGTGCTGCAACACGGAATCAATCGCGCCATGTCTCGCCAGGAGGACGCACAAGCAATAATTGCGGGCCAGATATCGGCGCTGCAGGATATCGAGGCCGGCGGAGATACGTCGTGGTCGACTCCGTCCGAAGTGATCCAATCGTTTCCATCCCGGATGCAGTTTCTGAGCCCTGCAGCGAACGGAATCTCAACCGGGATACCGATGCCTTGGGAATCTCTGCAGACGTGCACAGGCGGAATGCAGGATCGAGAACTGATCATTCTGGCTGGACGTCCGAGCATGGGCAAGAGCGCGGCCGCGCTTCAGATCGCGCTGAACGCATTGCTCAAATGCTTTCCGGTTGGATACGAATCGCTTGAGATGAAGAAAGCGGCTTTGATCCGGCGCGCTGTGGTTCAGATCTCAGGTGTTGATTCATGGCGAATGCGTCACGGACAGATGAGCGCGAGTGAACGGCAGCGGGTATCTGAAGCCCTGATGCTCGTGAATGACCTCCCGCTCTACATCGACGACAAGCAGAGCAATGGCCGCACAGCGCAGGCTGTGGTGGCCTCTATTCGCCAACTGCAGGCGCGCCACGGTATCAGGCTTGCCATCATCGACCACATGCACCTGATCGACGGTCCCGAGAAAGACGAGCGGAGCAAATTCAACCGGATAATCGATTGTTTTCAACGTGGAGCCAGCGATCTCGGCATTCCGTTTCTGGTGCTCGCGCAACTCAGCCGGCGCTGCGAGGATGAGAGCCGCGAGCCCGGATTGATAGATCTTCGCGAGACAGGCAAGATCGAAGATAATGCCGACCTGATCATGTTCGTGCATCGACCTGAGATGTACGTGAAGAATCGCGGCAAAGTGGAATTGACCGGTGTTGCGAAGCTGATTGTTGCGAAACAGCGCGATGGCGCTACTGGATCGTTCGATATGGTGTTTCGGCACGGGCAGACGCGATTCGATGAAGGCAGAGCAGATGTGGTGAGCGTGCAATGACCAGTTGGCGGCATGACGATCTCGCGCTGGATCTCGCGCACCATCTGGCGATTCCGAGCCGCCTCGTCTGGACGGATATGCAGATCGGGCCAATGCACAGCCATCGCCCCGACGTTTTCACGCTTGAGAAGTCCTATTCCCTCCCGCTGCCGACAGTTTACGAGTGCAAAATATCAGTGTCCGATTTCCGCTCCGACATCACCAGCGGGAAATGGCAAAAGTACCTTGAGTTCGCTAGCTCTGTGACGTTTGCGGTCCCAAAGGGCCTCGTGAATAAGGCCGATATCCCTGCCGGGTGCGGATTCATGACCCGCGGCGATGACGGCTGGACCACGATCAAAAAGCCAACCAAGCAGGTTGCCAAGCTTTCCGTGGACCACATGATGAAGCTGTTCATCGACGGCTACGGGCGCGAGTTGGGTCAGATCGAGATGCAACGTAAGTTGAACTGGGAGCATCGGGCGGAAGAGAAGATCCGCCATAAGTTCGGCGATGAGGTCGGTAAGATAGTCCGCGATTTGAATAGTGCCCGCGCGATGATCAGGTACTACGAAGAGCGGCAGGAAAAGGCACGTGAACGCGGAGAGAAAGACGCCGAACGAATCCGCGCACTGCAGGAAGAGGAATGGACTGATCTGCGAAAGGCACTGGGGCTGTCCGATAAGGCCGGAATGTGGGAGATTCAGCGGGAAATCCATAAGATCCGGGAAGCCCAGCGCGGAGGTGATGAGTCCGAAGCGGTAAGCGCCTTGAGGCGAGTTCTAAATACGGTCAGCTCAGCAATCGAGCAATACGAGCGCATGAGGTTAGAACCGAAGCCGGAGCAGGCCGCGTGACCTCTCCACGTCCCATATTCGGGTATCCGCAGCGCAAACCACGCGGCCCGGTGCTTCAGCAGAAATACGTGTGTGAGTCTTGCAAGCAGATCACCTCAAATGAAAAACGCTGCCTGTCGTGTGGCAGGCAGCGGAAAATTCCTCAGAAATACCCAGCCCGTGACTGAAAAAATAAATTAGTGACTGATATTTGACGCCAATCCTGTATTTCGGCTATCATGTGCCTGATTGCACGTGGCGGCTGCTGACCAGTCACTCAGCGTGTTTCTCAGAACCAAATCAGGTTCACTCCAATTACTACACCCGCGTCTCTACTCATCGATAAAGTCAATGTCTCCATGTGGATACAGCGCATGGACGGCTCGCGCTATGAAGAGCACGACATTTTGCTCGTCAAGGCCATGATTCAGGCTGAGACGGTCGAGGGGCGTGGACCACGTAGCGGCCGAATAAAGTACCTTGCGATGCTGTTCTCTGAAGCGGAAACGATTCAGAAGCTCTCGGATAACGCACGGAAAACTGCGGAAACAGCCGGCTCAATCACATCCGGAGCTTCGAAAACCAGTTTTGAGCAGCACCTTGAGAGCGGGCACACCTGCTGGGCGCTGAAAGACATGCAGGATGGGTGGAATCGCCAGTCTCTCAGTTCATTTGTGGGTAATCTGGCATGAAATTAATTCTTAGAGTGCGAGCGAGTTTGGCTTGGATATGGAGAATCAGATTGATTTCTCGCACCACTGCTTTTCGTTGGGAAATAGATTCCGCATTAGGTGAGTGGACTTGGCGATAACAACAGAATTCTCTGCGGTCTTACGCTGAGTCACCCGTGACGGCGTAATCGCCTCAGACGTGCGGGGAAGCGCTTGTTCTGAGCGCGGAAACAGCACGTTAATCTGAAATCCCCGGCAGGACCCGGTAATCAGCCCGGAGAGCCGATCAGGATGGCCTGTAGCGCAAGCAGGGCGGCCGCGGAATACATGCGGCAATAAGGCGTTTCCCAAATCAGAATTTCACTGCAGTCTATGGGGTAAGGGGGAAGTGTACTCAAAATTCCTTGCTGCCGCAGGCGCTTTTGCAACAAGCGAAGACGAACTGGTTCAATCTCATGGCCAAAGGCCGTCCATCAAAATCGATCGCTGAAACGTCGCAACCTGCTCCATTAGGCCGCCCATGTGAATTCTCAGAGGATCTCGCAGCGCTGATTTGCTCGCTCGTCGCCAATGGCTCAAACCTGTCTCAGATTTGCGCCAGCGATTCAATGCCGTCACGCGATACGATCTATCGCTGGTTCCGGCTGTTCCCTGCTTTTTCGGACGATTACGCACGCGCAAGAGAATGCAAAGGCGATCGGCGCGATGAATTGATTGACGCTGATGTTGCCGAACTGCATAAAGTCCAGCAATTGATCGCCTCAGGCGAACTGGACGGAAAAGCCGGCAACGCCATTGTTTCGGCCATCAGGGCTCGCATAGACACGCGCAAATGGCAGGCTGGGAAGGAAGCCCCGAAGCGCTACGGCGAACGTCTGGAGCTCGCAGGCGACAAAGACGCGCCGCTTACAATCACCGTGAAGCGCCTGGACAAATGAAGCGCCGGCCGGACAGTTGCGATGGTCTGCTCTGCCCTGAATGTGCGCCGTTTGGATGCACGGAGCAGGCGGAGGAAGTGCCTGATCTGGAATACACCAGCATCGAGTGTCATGCCGACGCCCGTTCGTATGATGATTTTGGGTGCGATTCCGTCCATATTGCGCAGGTGCGCATGAACGTAGCGGATGGGCAGGGGCTGCCTGAGCGTGGCTGAGGCCCTGCGCCAATCAGCGCTCGGCCTCGGCTGGGCAGGGGGTACCCCACCATCGTCCGTGGGTCCCATAAACCTGAAAGGGAACCCATCGGTTCCGGTACCTGTCTCTCTGGCTGGGTCCCATCTGGACGAAAAAGGGTGGTCTAGCCGAGTTTTTGATTGCCTGATTCCTTCATGTTCGTGATAACATGATGACGTGAAGACGAGAGGAAAAAGGCAATTATGGGTCGGCTATATTCGGGTATCGAGCAAGGACCAGGCTGAATCCGGCCTGTCTCTTGAGGCGCAAGAGGCGCGTATTCGGGCAATGGCGACGGCCAAGGGCGTCGTGTTGTCTGAGGTTGTCAGCGATCAGGCCGAGAGCGCTAAATCGCTGGACCGCCCGGGTATTCAGCGTGTTCTCTCGCTGATGAATGAAGGCTCCGTAGCCGGGGTGATCATTAGCAAGCTGGACCGGCTTACTCGCTCCGTCAGGGACTTGGGCACGATTGTAGAACTGCTCTCTGTAACGGGCGCGAGCATCATCAGTTGCCATGAAACGCTCGATACAAGCAGCGCGAGCGGTCGCATGATCCTGAACATCACGGCGACGATTGCGCAGTGGGAACGGGAAGTTATCTGCGAGCGGACGCAGGAGGCGTTAAAGCAGAAGCTTGTTCGTGGCGAGCACGCCGGAAATATAGCTTACGGATACCGTTCAAGCGGCGAAGACGGCAGGGCGGTTTCTGATGAAGGCGAGCAGGCGATTATTTCGCTGATTCGCGAGCATCGCGCCGAGGGCTGGAGCCTTTCAAGGATTGCGGATTGGCTGAATGATCAGGGCTATCGTACACGGCGGGGCACGGAGTGGCGAATTCAGTACGTCCACGGAATCCTCCGGAGGGCGAAGTGAATTGGCGGCAAGTCGCATCTCAAGTCACCGTCC